TCGGCGTATCTACACCAAGAACTGAACTAACAAAACAAGTAATTGACTTTACTAGACCATCAGTAAGTTTTGACCCAATCGACATTGAGATTTATAACTCGCGTGTACGTTTGGCAGGTAAGCATACTTGGGAAGACATTAATGTTAACTTACGTGACGATGCTAGTGGCATGGTTTCTAAATTGGCAGGTGAGCAATTGCAGAAGCAATTAGACTTCATGGAACAAGCAAGTGCAGCATCAGGCGCTGATTACAAATTTACTACACGTGTAGAGATTTTAGACGGTGGTAATGGCGCACATGAGCCAAATGTATTGGAAACTTGGGAAGTATATGGCTGTTATGTTGCTAATGTAAACTACGGTGATTTGAACTACGGCAGTTCAGAACCTGTTACAATTGCAATGACACTACGTTTCGACAATGCAGTACAAACTCCAATTGGTAGTGGTGTAGGTGCAGACGTAGGCAGAAGTATCGGCGACAACGTTTCGTAATAAACCAATATGGGATTTGGTAGTTTCCTAAAATCCTCGCTAAAAGAACAACTGGGTAGTTGGGATGATTTTAGTGGCGGTTTTAAAGAAGGGTTTTTCGGGGATGATTACTTCCGTGACTATAAGCACGGAAGTAAGATATTCGTTGCCGATGGGCATGCCCTCGCCCCCACTAATAAATTCCTATTCCATGTTTACTTCACGTTAAACACTGCGGAAATACCACAATTAAAAAAATCACTTGGTCCCGATGGGTCTAATCGTATAGGTATGCTTGTTAAAACTGTAAAACTCCCTACATTCAATTTTGAAGTAGAGGAAATGAATCAGTACAATCGCAAGCGATATATTCAGAAGAAGATTAATTACAGACCATTGAATATCACCTTCCATGATGATGGAAGTGATACTGTTAGGTCTATGTGGTACAATTATTATAATTATTATTATAGTGACCCTAGTCATGGATATGATGGGAAAGGTTCAAATAACCCAAGTTATAATGCACGTGATATATACGATAACGGTCGTGTAATTAACGATTGGGGTTTCAATGGTTCAGGACCAAACGGATATGAAAAACCAGCATTCTTTACTGATATAAAGGTATATGGCATGAACCGAGGAAACTTTACCTCGTACACATTGATTAATCCAATTATTACTGATTGGGACCACGATACGTTCGATTACAGTGCTGGTAGCGAGGTGATGCAACATACCATGACTATCAATTGCGAAACTGTTAAATACGGTCGTGGTAAGGTCGGAGAAGAGGTTAAAGGATTTGGTGAATCATCAATGTATGATACTAGTCCTAGCCCACTGCGACCAGGTACGACTGCTAGTTTATTTGGTCGTGGGGGGATGATAGAATCGGGAAGTAGCATCATTGATGATTTGGCATCAGGTAATATATTGGGTGCCATTAGAACTGGTGGTTCTTTGCGGAATACACTTAAAGGAGCAAATGTGGGGTCACTTGTTGCATCGGAATTAGTATCAGGTGCAATATCAATGGGTACCAATTATATTTCAAATAATGGAAGTAGTCTTAGTAGTACATTTTCAATTCCATCGATTGGAACAGGAATAAGCGCAATAACTAGTGGGATTGGAGGTGCAGTGTCTGGATTATTTTCAGGAAGTAACTTTGGTTCAGTAACCGATAGTATTAGTAGTGCGTTACCTAACATGGGAGGAATAACGAATATGTTCGGCGGAGTATCTCCAAGTGCAAATCAGTTAGCAGCAAAGTTAGCGCCAGGTGTATCATTAAACACTAGTGATTTTGAACATATGTTTGCTACTATGCAATCATCAATGCCACAGGGCATGGCAGTATTAGAAGGTAGTACAGGTAGTATTTCCAATGCACTATCTGGAGTAACATTACCGAGCGTAGCAAATCTACAAGATGGGATTCCGAGCATGGATAGTTTGAAAAATATGGCAAACGATTTAACCCCTTCATTGAACAGTGTTGCTAAATCGTTTGCTCCTGTATCGCAGAGTATATCACAGCAAATGAATACGTTGGTTAAGTCAGGTGAGGTAAAAAAACTTACCAACAGTATGCAATCGGCGGGTGATGTATTTAGTAATGGGATTAAAATAGGTTAGTAATGACAAGAAAGTTAAATGTAGATACGTTTTATTCGGATAGGGATATTGGAATAAGTTCCGAACACTATAGTATTGTATTTGGCTTTTTTAAGAAAGTATTCGATACACCAAACACAGCAGATGCCTTCTCTGTTGATTTATTCAGGGTGTCTAAAGCAATTGATGTATCTGTATTAACTCTCTTGGATTCAATGAAAGACAAAGATAAAATCGGAATATCTGAAATAATGGCATATTATCTTAATCAAATACGCTCACAAAGCGCACTGCTTGGGGTTAGTAATGTCATCACCCCGAATCAACAGGTTGCTAGAAATATATTGGATTAATATATGCCTCGATATTCACAAGGTCATTATAAACCTCGTAATCCAACGAAGTATGTTGGTAAAGGTTCCATAATATATAGAAGTTCATGGGAGTTAGCGTTTATGAATTTCTGTGATAATAACGAACATGTTATGGAATGGGCAAGTGAATCTATACGTATCCCGTATAGAAATCCACTATCTGGAAAACAATCCATTTATGTTCCTGATTTTTTAGTAATATATCAGAATAAACATGGTAAGCGAGTCGCTGAATTAATAGAGATTAAGCCAAAAAAACAAAGCATGCTTACAGAGAAGTTAAATAGCAATGAGCGTGCAACAGTTGCAATTAATTATGCCAAATGGGAAGCAGCGATTCATTGGGCAAAACGCAATCATATTGTATTTAGAGTTATAACAGAAGACCAAATATTCAGAAAGTAAAATAATGAATTCATTAAATGTATATACTGTCATCGACTATGATGGGGAGTACAGTACTCAGGTATGGCAATATCTTTATTCATATAAGCAGTACAAAGCATACCCAAACTCAACAAATATTGATATTAAGTTCAATAAGATAGAATTATCAAACTTACCAACGTTGAATAAGTCCGTACTGAGTATTTTACATTTGAGTCTGTCTAGTCTTGATGTTTTGGAAAAGGTAGAACACTTGGATTTTGATTTAATTTTTGTTGATAATATGTGTGAGCATTTATCAGTAGGAAGTGTTGATTTACTTGAACAACTCAGTGTACGAAGCAATATGTATATGATTGTTGGTAGTTTCGTACATCCTGAACATCATCTGTACGATAAATGCATCACAATACCCGAGGATTGGCTAAATTGTCGGGTATGGTATACAAATCCAAAGGCATTCGTTAGTTATTATAATGATAACACCAACACAAAGGTGAATGGGATGATGTATATAGGTGGTGAGTTAAGGTCTTGTAGAAAATTTATAATAGATTTACTATCGGGTGTGCACATCCATGTTATGCAAAACTCATCCGATATAGTAGCCACCAACGATATGATAAATGGAACAGAACTTGACCAATTATTTGTCAACGAGTGTAACGATTTATATGGTGTGGCAGGGGTACACAAGGATAATAAATTCTACAACACAATAAAATTTGGATTGGAGGAATATCCGTTCGGAAGGACTACTATTTCTTATTTGATATTACCTGAATACAATACTTATAAATGTGTATTGTATTCAGAAGCATCATTCATGAATAATGAAATATTCCCAACAGAGAAAATGTGGAAATGTGTAGTAACAAGGACACATTGGATAATGTTTGCTGGAAAGAATTCGTACAAGTTGATGGCTGATTATGGAATACGTAGTATTCTTGAGTTAGTACCTGATGGAATTGGTTTTGACAATATTTCGAATCACGCCGATAGATTTACGAAGCAAACCGAATCTGTTAAATACTTACAAGAACATCCAGAGATATTTGATACCACAGAGGCAAATGATATTTTAGATACAAATTATGCAGAGTTTTTGACTGGGAATAAATTCATGATGCCATTGGTAAATAAATTAGACGAAATATTAGAGAAACATATATGACAAAAAAATTAGAAAGTTTGTTTGAGTTACCCGAAACATCACGTAGACCAAATGAAGAAGAAATAACAACAACATCAGAAGAAATAACAGCAATAGTCGAAATGAGCAATCTTGA